GGAAGACGTCTGGATGAGAAAGGCGCCGCCCTTCGCGATCCTCAGAGACCCGGCGCTGGAATACGCCGGGCAGATGAATTATCAGACCTTCCTTCCCAAGGTGAGTAAGGACGGCCTGATGATGGTGGGAGTCAGAGCCTGTGAGAGTGTCCAGCGGCTGAAGTATCTGGCAACCGTGAACATGACCGCCGGCAACGTCACCGGGAACAACCTTGTTTACCCGATATATGACTGGCACGACAGCGACGTGTGGCTCTACATCAAAGAGCACCACCTGCATTTCCCCCAGTCATACATCGATCTGTACAGAGTGGGCGTCAATAAGCATCAGCTGCGCCTGTGCAATTTCTTCGGAGCTGAATCTATTGCAGGTCTGCGGTGGGTCGCTGAGACTGATCCTGATCTGTGGGACAGGATCCAGAAGCGCGAGCCGAACGCATACCTGGCTCTGCTCTACTGGGACAGTGAGATGTTCCACAGATCCACCCGGAAGAGAGCAAAGCTCGAAGAGCACCAGGAGAAGAAGGACTACAAAGCCCTCTGCAAAGAGATGCTGTTCGATCACCCGGAGCTGTATTTCACTACACCGGCCCGGCGGGACGTGGCCAAGTCATACAAGAAGCTGTATGTGAATGGTTTCTCCTTCATGACCGAACGGCATTTCAAAAAGATGTACGAGGGTATGAGGGCCGGAGATCCGAAGAAGCGGACGCTACGCGCCATCTATACGGACATCTTCACGGATTATGTGAAGTACGCCAAGAAATCATCCCCTGCGGGAAAGGGGGTGAATACAGATGGATAACGCATTATTCGCTCCGCTCAAATCCCTGCAGTGGGTTGACCGCGAAAAGCTACACGCCAACGGTTACAACCCAAATGTAGTCTCGGACGAGAACATGAAACTGCTCGTCCAATCAATCCTGACCAACGGCTGGACATTGCCTATCGTGGTTCGTCCGGATTTCACTATCATAGACGGATTTCACCGCTGGACAGTGGCAGGTCGTGAGCCGCTTTTATCTAAGCTCGGAGGAAAAGTTCCCGTGGTAATCGTGGACCATGCTGGAAATGAGTCCGCGGACATCTATGGAACTATCACCCATAATCGGGCGAGAGGAACGCACGTCCTGGGACCGATGAAGAGTATCATCCAAGGGCTGCTGAACGAAGGCAAGAGCGTTCCCGAGATTTCAAAACAGCTCGGCATGACCAGAGAAGAGGTCTTCCGCCTGTCTGACTTCTCCCGGGAAGACTTCCTGGAGATGATGACGAAGGGCGTAGAGGGCTACAGTAAGGCCACGATCTACAAGAAGGTCTTGTGATCGAAAGCCCTGCAGCAATTGCCGCGCACACAGCACGGAGAAAATGATACCCCTTCTGCAGAGGGCAGGGCGTACACATGCCATCCCCCGTACAGAACCCGGTCCAATATCACAATTCCCATCACCAAATGCTCACACAGCGCCACACTCGCGCTCGCGCATTAGTTTGTTTTTCAGCGCGGCCCAAGCTGAAATCGTTTTTGGGCCAAATCAGGAAAAAATGGGTATGGTTTTGACGATCGCGCCGGGGAAAAAGGTACTGTGAACGGCCGCGAAAAGAGCTGCGCCCGTTCGCCGCCCAACTTTTGCAACGATATTAAGAAAAAATCCGGTGGTTTACTTGACGGAAACCCGGGAAAGGAGCACAGATGGCCGACAAACCGAACGTCATTTTCGATGACGAAAACGTGTACATTCTCCAGACGGGAATGAACATCCATCTGAAGACGGTGGATCTGTGCTCCTTGCTCGGTGTTTCCAAGCAATACATCGGTCAGCTGGTGTCGGCGGGAACGCTGACACGGGAGATGACCGACAACGGCAGCTTCTTTAACCTGATGGACACCGTGAAGGAGCATCTGGACTCGCTCCAAGAGAAATCGAAGAAGACCGAGGACGAAAAGAAGCTGGACAAGGCCAAGATGGCCGCTGAGGTGAAGCTGAAAGCCGCCAAAGCGACCATGGCCCAGCTGCAGGCGGACGAGCTGAAGGGCAAGATGCACCGCTCTGAGGATGTGCAGGCCTTCACTCAAAGCCTTGTGGACACGATAAAGCAATCCCTACTGAGCCTGCCGGGCCGGATGAGCGTGGAGCTGTCGCTGTGTGAGACGGCTGAAGAGTGCTCCGTGATCATCAAGGACACGGTGAAGGACATCCTCCGGGAGCTCAGCGAGTATGAGTACGACCCGGAGAAGTATGAAGAGCTGGTGAGAGAACGGGAGAACATGGCAGAAAAGGCAGAGGATGATTCAGATGATCTCTGATAATCAGCGCATCGGCGCGAAGAAGCTGAACCGGGAGCTGAAGAAGCAGATCCGGTCGTTCCTGGTCGCTGATGATCTGACCGTTTCCCAGTGGGCGGACAAGTTCCGCCGGCTGTCTCCCGAATCATCTGCAGAAGCCGGACCGTGGAGGACAAGAAAAACACCGTATCTGAAGGACGTGATGGACGCCTTCACGGATCCCAAAATCCGGCATATCGTCATGGTGGCTGCGTCCCAGGTCGGCAAATCAGAAGCCATGAACAACATCATCGGCTACATTATCGACCAGGATCCCGGCTCCATCCTGATGATTGAACCCACCAACGGGGACGCTCGAGAGTATTCCAAGCTCCGTATCGCGCCCATGATCCGGGACAGCAAGACGCTCAGGCAAAAGGTGGCCAAGACGCTGCGGGGCGACACCGGCAACACAATTTTGCAGAAGAGCTATCCCGGCGGCATCCTGACCATGTGCGGAAGCACTGAAGCCCATGCCCTGGCATCGAAACCTATCCGGTACGTGCTGGGTGATGAGCGGGACAGATGGGCTGTGGAAGCCGGCAAGGAAGGCGACCCGTGGAAGCTGGCCATGGCCAGACAGCGGACCTTCTACAATGCCAAGAGCTACGAGTGTTCAACGCCTACCATCAAGGGCTACAGCCCCATTGAGAAGGCGTTTAACGAGGGCACCCGGGAACGCTGGTGTTCCAAGTGCCCTCACTGCGGCGAGTATCACAATATTCGCTGGCAGGATATCCGCTACCACTACGACACCGTGGAGGTCGAGCATGAAGAGACTTATATCGTAACCGAAGTGTACTATGTCTGCCCCGGCTGCGGCGGCATCTCCCATGAGCATGAGATGAAGAAGGCACATGCCAGGTGGATCCCGGAGAATCCGGAAGCGAAGAAGAACGGCATCCGGTCCTTCTGGCTGAATGCGTTCTGTTCGCCGTGGGTCGCCTGGGAAAAGATCGTCTCCGAGTACCTGGCAGCGCGAAAGGACACCAGCAAGCTGAAGGTGGTGTACAACACCCTGTTCGGCGAGCTCTGGGAAGAGCGCGGAGGGCTGGCCAACGAGGATGATTACCTGGCCAGACGCGAGGAATACGCTGCAGAGCTGCCGGATGGCGTCCTGGTGCTGACCTGCGGGGTCGACGTGCAGGATGACCGGCTCGAATATGAGGTTGTCGGCTGGGGCCTGCGGAAGGAAAACTGGGGCATCCGGCGGGGTGTGCTGATCGGCAGGCCCGATACACCGGAGCCATGGGCCGCGCTGGATGAGATCGTCAAGCGCGTTTACCGGTTCGCGAGCGGAAAAGGGCTCCGGATCAGCATGACTTTCGTCGATGACGGCGGTCATTTCACCCAGGAAACGCGCATGCAGTGCGCACGGCGCATCGGAATGCGCGTTTTTGATTCCAAGGGTTACGGTGGAGACGGCAGACCGTACACTTCCCCGCCGAAAAAGGTGAAGATCGTTGTCCGCGGGAAGACCATCGGTGAGTGTTGGCAGTACCAGCTCGGCGTTGACGCCGGAAAGCAGATGATCATGGACGGGCTGAAGATCCAGACGCCCGGCCCCCGGTACTGTCACTTTCCCATCAATCCGGAGTGCGGATATGAGCACCGGTACTTCGTCGGGCTCCTGTCCGAGCACCTGGTGTACAAAGAGCACAACAAAAATCCGTGGGTCTGGGAGAAAATCCCCGGGCATGAACGGAATGAAGCGCTCGACTGTCGCAATTACGCCATGGCTGCTTTGACGGCTCTGAGCCCCGATATGGACGCTCTGCTCCGGAAGGCGAGCGGTAACTCGTCCGAACAGGAGCAGGCCCCCAGACGGGCCAAAACAGCGCCAAGACGGGCCAGTGTTTTGGACAGGATCGAAGAGCGCATGAATGAACTGATGGATATGTGAGGTGAGAGCAGTGGCAACCCGTGATGAAATCGTGGAGCGCCTGGCATACTGGCGCGAGCAGCTGAAAAAGCTGATGGACGCCTACATGGCGCTGGTGGAAGGCCAGGTGAAGTCCTACGAGATTGATGACCGAAGCCTGACGAAGCTGGATCTTCCCTCACTGAAGAAAGCGATCAACGACGCGGAAGCGAAGGTTGATCAGTACGAAGATCTTCTGAGCGGCAGAAAGCCCCGGAAGATCATGGCCATTGTCCCACGGGACTGGTGACGGGATAACGCCGGCTCGCCGGCTTATCTATTGGCACCGCAGCGGAGTTTCGTCTCCTTTCGCCGCTGGTGCCTTTTATTTTGCAAAGATTGGAGGTGGTAAACGTGGGCAAGAAACAGATGGAAGCGCCGGTCACCGGAACGATCTATAACGCAGGGCTGAAAGGCATCTATGCCAGCGGGTATTCCGAGGGCGGCGCAAGCACAAAAAAGCGGTCTTTGAAGGGCCTGACCGGCAAATCCTCCAGTCCGAACGAAGACATCAACTGGAATCAATATACGCTCCGGCAGCGCGGAAGGCTGATGTTTATGTCTTCCCCGATTGCCAGGTCTGCCATAGAGACCCAGAAAACCAAGGTTGTCGGTACCGGGCTGAACCTGCATTCCACGATCGACCGGGATCTGCTGAAGCTGTCTCCGGAAGCGGCGAAGGAATGGCAGAGAAACACAGAGCGCCAGTGGCGGCTGTGGGCTGACAACAAGGAGAGCTGTGACGCCATCGGCATGAATACCTTCGCCGGGCTGCAGCAGCTGGCCGTGACCAACTGGCTTCCGAACGGTGACATTTTCGGGCTGTTCCAGCGCGACTTCAGGACGTCGCGGATGAATCCTTTCAGTCTCCGGATCCACATGATCGAAGCTGACCGGGTCTGTACGCCTTACAACATGATGGCGGTACCGCGCGGCGGACGCACGGACGGTGTGGCCAAGAACGGAAACCGGATCTATGACGGCGTAGAGGTGGATAAGCACGGCAAGGCCGTCGCGATCTATATCTGCAGCATCTATCCGA